TGCTATGTCATGATTTAATGCGTATAATCTAGCTTTTTCTAGGTTTATATCTCTACCGGTAAGTAATTCTGCCTCTAATTCTGCTGATATTGATTCTTCAAAATTAAGTAATGAACTACCTGCTTTACTAACTTGATCTAAAGTTAAACCTAATTTTTTAGCTTCTAATGTTGTTTTAACTAAGGATCCTAAATTACCATTAAAGTTTATTTGTATTAGTTTACTAGTTTTGGCTATATCCGCAAATATTTTTTTACCGGTTGATATAAGTTTATTCTGATTTGCAAATGCCGCTATTTGATCATACACTATATCTTTACCTATATTGGCTTCAACATTACTAGCCACAAACGCTTCTTGTACCCCAAATGCTTCTTCTTTAGATAAACCAAGATTTTTAGTTAAGATAATTTGAGACTCAACCATTTCATTAGTTGCTGACGTAACAAACTCTGTTAATTCAATTAAATCAGTATAAGCTTCAGTTACATCTTTAGTTGTGTTGTATATAGAATCCATCTCAAGTTTAGTATCTTTAAGACTATTATATACCCCTCTAGCTTCATCTTTAGTTAACATCATCCCTTTAGCTAGTTTGGTAACCCGTTCATCAGCCGCAAACATTGCGCCTATAAAAAATTGAATGGCTTCAACAGCCATGCTTATTAAAGCAAAAGGACCTAATGCTTTTTTAATTACAGGACCCAAAGCGCTAAATCCTGAAGTTAATGATTTAAGTCCTATTTGTGCTTGACTAAACATAGGTTCTTTACCAGCGGCTTGACGTTGTATATTAATTTTAGTCATTCGAGACGCTGTATCCTTAGACGCTAAAGACATTGCTTCAAAAGGACCTGATAATTTTCTTAATCCTGGAATGTCTTTAACTATTTCGGATAGTCCTTTAAAAGCATTAGGAACTATAAGTTTATTTAATTTATCAACTCCAGCCGCGGCCCCTTTTAAATTTTTACTATATTGGTCTGAAGAGATTACAGCTTCTGTTAATCCTTTTTGTACTCTTTCAAATGATTCAATTTGCTTATCAATTGCTTTTTGTTCGTCTATTGTAGCACCTGCCTTTTCACTTAAAAGAGTATTTATTTTTTTATTAACATAAGTTTGTTCACGAAGTAAACTAAGTTGACTTTTATTTAAAGCGTTTTGACGTTTAGATATATCTTCTTTATTAGAAGATAATTTTAAATCTAATTCACTTAGGTCAAAATTTTGTTCTGATAATTTGTTGATTTCTTTAAGTGAACGACGTATAGCTGATTTAAAATCACTTTCTTTATTTAAGGCTTTTAAACCATCAGTAACCTCATCATTAATAGATCGAGTAATATCTAAATCTTTAATTCTTTCCTCATTAATTTGTTTTTGTGTTTTTAACACATCTTTTAACAAATCATTTAATTCTTGAGCATCTTGCGATTGTTTACTCTTATCCATAATATATTATATATGTAATAAATATGAGAAAGCATCACTTTTTACGTGATGCCTTCGTTACATAGGTTGGTGGGTTTATTTTCTTATTCTTAGATGCTTCGGCTTTCGCTTCACTGTTTGTCCAACTATCATCTACATCTTTTGGTTTGGATTTATCATGCCACTCCTTAATCTTATTAAACGTAAAATTACGTAACCATATCGGCATATCATAGATTGTATTGTGGTCATATCCACCATTTCCATGAAATATAATTTCATGTATTTGTGTGAATACATTCATCCTGTATTGTGAGGCGGTATTAGAGGTCAGGCCAAAAAAAGCTAAGACTAATTGGGATGTCGATGTCCTCCCCTCCATCTTTTACATCCATCTTATATGTTAAGTTTATATCTGGAGATATGTCCTTAATATATTTGCGTAATGCTCTTGAATCTTGTGCTAACATTTGTTCTGTAAATGAGCGTATGTTATTCTTATCTGCATCTCCTTCTATGGACACGATTTGGTGTTTGAGGCGGGTTGTAATTTCTGTGGATGAGTCTTTGTTGAGTTTCTTCATGCTCTCAATTTCTTGCTCTATAAGTTCATTGTCTTTGTCACTCAACAATCTAAATTCTACTTTAGTACTAGTCGCAGGTAATGTAAACATAAATGTACCTTTAGGTGTTACTTTTGTCTCATCAAACGATTTATTATCTAATTTAGATAAATCCACAGTATGCTCAATATCACTGTAAGTAAACGTGTAATCTTTACCATAACCCAAAATGCGGGATGCTATGAGTAACGCGTTTTTATCGCCGATTACTAATTCTTTAATGTCAAATTTACCCATAACTAGTGAATCAAGTAGTTTATCTAACACTATACCTTTTTTGATGTAGTTTTGGTTTGTTAGTATATCTTCTTCTCGAGCGGTCATGTATTTCATTTCTACTTTACCACTACGCAGAATATGTCCTGGTGGATATACTAGGCCTTTTGAGGGTAACTCAATTGTTTCTGTTGGGAACTTATTTTCTTCCATAAATTGTATTTTAATGTAACGTTATTGTTATATATACATATATGAGGAAAGAGAAAGCCCACATTTCTGTGGGCATTCTTTATAGATTGTTTAATTAAAGACTCAATAGTCCGAATGTATCGTCAGAAATTTAATACGCAATAATCTGGTTGGACGGTCATCGTAATGTTTTGAGCTGTTGATTCATTATCCCAGTTATAATCGCCAAAGTTGGCATCTGCAATAATACATCCCTTTAATACCCACTCACTTACAATGTCACCAACTGGACCGAGTATATCTAATGTTAGATCTTTCTTGTAGAAATCAGAATAACCATCTCTACCAGTCACAGATTCGTGATGTAAACGTACCCATTCCATTACTGATTGAGCGCCGGATGGAGTAATTGGGTCAAATAACGTAAACTGTATTGTGCCCCATTTTGATTTACCTTTAACGAATCGTTGTACGTTAATGTGGTTTAGAGCGATTGTATCTTGAGTTAATGACACCGCGGCTACTCCCTTTAAAATATATGATGGGATACCATCAATATACATTATAAAGCGGTTTTGCTGCTTGGGTTCGAATGCGGTGAAGAATATTTCGTTTGGATCTAGTACTGCCATTTTGTTATGTTTTATTTTTTATTGGTCGATGATAAATATTGGTGGGGAAGGGAAAACACATATTATTTGTAAATCCATTTAAAATTATAGGCTGTTTTAGAAAAACCAGTTAAGCAACAACTTATATTAGAACGTTTAAATTTTGGATTACTATTTACAGCGTCTTCTATACTTTTAAATTCTTGAATTATGTTATTTTCTTTATCTAACTGGGTTATAGGTTTGTATTTTTTGTCTAAAAACGATTGAGGTTGTTTTTTACCTAATTTACCTTGTTTTATTTTATCACAATGTTCCTTAGATAGTTTTACTCCAGTTTTTATCTGGCTTATTTTTTCACCAAATCCTTCTGGTTTAGGTTTACCTGAGTTAGCTTGTCTTAATTTTTCTTTTCTATCATTGTCGTTACTTATTTTCTGGCGTGTCTCTTGTGATACTATTTTTCCCTTATTACCTTTTCCTATTTTTTCGGTTACATACTTGTATTTTTCCTCATTTAAATCCTTATTATACCATCCAGATGTTTTACTTCTTATATTATAGAAATTTTTTGATTTAACAGCATTAAAAAAATTAATCCAGTACTCTTCTCGTTCTCCTAAATTATCTTTAGTACAATATTCTAGTATTTCTTTCTTAAAATTTTCTTTACTATATTTTTTAACATCTTCTATAAGTAAAGCTCCAGAACCCAAATATTTTAGGTCGTTATGGGAATCTTTACCAATATATTTCTTTCCATTTATTAAGTTTTTTGTAATGTATATTACCATAAAAATGCCCTCCTGTTTTATTATAAATATCGCAGGAGGGCATAAGGTTCAATCTTTTACCTAAAGGAATGTACTATTTATGCCGGGAAGAGGGCCCCAGTCGGAAGGATGTTAAAGTCTAAGTATATGAATTCAGCTGTTTTAGTTGGTTGAATATAAATTTGGCCTACTAATTGGTTTCTATCGATCACATCAGGTGTGTTGTTCGAATCGTCCATTATTACTCTAAACGCGTATAAACCTTGTCTTTGTTGTACAGACGCTAAGTATGGATTTACTTGGCTTAAGAATTGGTTTCTTGTTGCTATTGAATTTTGTTCGAATACTAAATTCTGAGCAACTTGAGAGATATATGATTTAAGGGCGATTAACAAACGACGAACATTTACACGATCAAGAGCCGATGCTTTTGTTTGTAATGTTTTCTGACCATATACTACTGTACCAACTCCAGGGAATGTAGCGATTGGATTTACTTTACCGCTCTATAATGTA